GTTAGCTTAGTAACGTAGTCTGAGCCTTGATCAATGGTAATATTAAAAGTAGCTGCTGTCATTCTGAATTCTCCTATGCTGAAATTATATCAATATGAACATTTTTAGTCAAGATTTATTTTTAAGAGGGGGTTGTCGCCCCTTCTTAGTCTTATATTCCTACTAAGTTACCTAGAACTACTCTGATCCCTGTTGCGTCTCGTATTGTTATACGGTTATTATCTGCATCAAAATATATTCCCTGAGAGGTAGCGTTAGAAGGATCATTAGATATTGCCAACTGTTTAGCATCTATTGACCCATCTACTATAAGAGATGCAGGCACGGTTTCCTCTAATCTTAATTCCTGAGCGTACTGAGCATAAGTACCTGACCCTGAGTTGCCGGAGTATTGAAACCAAATACCTATTTCGCACGAACGTACTGAACTAGGTATTTCTCTTCCTGTGCCAACTCCGAACTGCCCTCCGCATAGAACAAACGTATTTAAAGGAGATGGAATCCCTCCAAATGTGTACCCTGACTTGGAGCCTCCCCAGCCTGTCGTAGTACTATCAACATAATTTCCTGACTCATCATAGAACTGTACAAAAATATACATATTTCTATAGCTTCCGGTCTCTGCTAAAAGTTTAGCTGTCAAAGTATATACTTTAGTAGGGTCTATAGAGTATCTTCTCGCAGAAGTGATCATACTATTAAGAGCAGACGTATCTCCATCTAGATATGTAGTACCTGTTGCGCCTGGCTTAATTAATACAGAACTAGAAGTTCCATATGTTAATCCGGAAGACTTACTCCAAACTGTAGGATCCTCAAAATTAGGGTCAAAATTAAGAGCTCTAGCCCCTGAGCTTAATTTTAATTTATTAGCAGAAATAGACCCTGTAGTCAGCTTTCCTCCGTTAATTGTAGTAGCAGTAGCACTACCTTCTATTGCATGAATAGGGTCATATGTAGTGGAGCCGTTAGAAATATTATATCCATCTGAAGTAAACGTTACTAACCCGCTAAACCCTATTCCTTGTAAAGACTCCCCAAATGTAATAGTATTTCCAGAAGCTCCCTCCACTACAGTGTAATATGCATACCAATACTTATTAGCATTTCCTGCATTAAAAGTAGGCGCAGACTGATTCCAGTCTGTACCCTCAGTGCCGATTACACCCCCACTAAACTTACCTGTTGACCAGCTATAAGTTACATTAGTGATTGTAGGGTCTGCGGGCGCAGTGCTTGCTGCTGATTGATAGTAAATATACCCCGTTGCGGTTCTGTAACCTGGTACAGTTGAATCGTTACCGGGGGTCCCTTGTAGTACTTTAGTTATGCTTTGAGTAGCGACTAATGTATAAGCCTCTCCTCCTAGAGTTACGCCTTGTATATTGAAACTAATAGTACCTGATCTAAACGCGTCTGAGATTGTAGTAATATCTTTACTTATTGCTTGGGCATTTGTGCCTACTGACAACTGATCTGCTAAAGTGTCTAGGGTAATCCCTGTTGAGGCACTAATAGAGCTAATAGTCCAAGTTGCTTTCTTACCCTCTTCTGTTAGTTGGTCATAAGTAGCTTTTTCCACAAAATTTTGTAAGTTTATTCCCTTATATACAAATATCTGAGTAGACGAACCGCCCGGTACACTATTTTTGCCATCATAGTCTGCTGGCACACTATGAGACGAGTTTGTAACGGAAACTACTAAGTTCTCTTTAGGGGCATTTAGTTGTACAATTTCCAAAGTATCTGTATACAGAGTACTATTATAAGTTACTGAGGCCTGGACAGCAATAGACCCGTTAGATATATCCTGGTCTGATACATTTAAAGAAGTTCCAGTAACTCCTGCATTTGTTACTCCATTTACCTTCCAAGTAACGTCTCCAGAAATATTCTGCAGTTTCGCACTTACAGTAATTACCCCTGTAAGATAGGCATTATTAGTATCGAAAGCAGCAACATAACTAGTAGAGGATAATGATAGCCCCGTGGCATTATCGCCTTTGTCGCCCACAAATTTAACGTAAGTCAATCCACTAGGAACTGCTGTCGGAGCACTATCTGACCACTCATAAAAGTTTACGTATTCTTGATTGGAGTAGGTAAAAGTCGCGTTAGTGCCTGCAGCATCGTCTGCGTAGATCGCAACTACGCCATTAGAGCCCCCTTCGTCACCTTGAATCTTATAGTAAGTCAACCCACTAGGAGCTTCTGTCGGAGCACTGCCTGACCACTCATAGAAGTTTATATAAGGTTTCGAGTCATCTGTAAGGCTCGCACCCTCACCCTCAGCATTGTCTGCGTAAATCGCAGTTACCCCGTTTGGAGTGGCGTCTGCCCCGTCTTCAATAATAAAAGTTTGATCATCGCTGAAGGTGACAGTAGTCGTAGTACCTACTTTAGTAACACTAGTGATTGTTGCACCATCGCTAATATCAGAAATTGTGATTGAGCCTATGCCTTTGCGCGCCATGTTAGTCCTCTAAATACCTGCATAGAGTAAATACTCTTTGTAATTATCTTGCTATTATACTCAAGATGTAAACAATTTGCAAGAACTTTTTTTAAGCACCTAAAGAAAGTGACGGATTATACCGTCACTTCGCAGTTAAAGCTAGTCTACTGTAACTTCGCAGCTAATAAGATTCGACCCGTTATCAACTATGTCTTCAGGCCCTACCCAGATAGTAGATTGAGTAGCTGGAATACCCGCGTTTTGGTCTAAGTTATTATCTGCGTCTACATAGGCTTGCGTTCCGTCAATAGTCCAGTTATAAGAAATTGTAGTCTCTGCAGAAGTTATTTCTAAGCCTGTTGCATTATCGTAAACTTTGGCGGTTAGCAGTTTACTGGCCCCCTCATTATTTTTGAAAATAAACCCTTCATTGCTGGAGCTAATCACTACCGATAAAGCACTCTCTCCCTGAACCCTAGCGAACACAACTCCGCTTATATCACTAAGTAATATGATAACATCTTCTTCCCCTGGTTGCGGGAAAGATAAGTCTAACTCCTCTTGAGACTCAAATACCAAGGAAGGCTCTTCTCCTAAATATCTATAGAAATACACAAAAGATTTACCTTCTGGGTCAAAAGAAGGGTTAGAGCCCTGTTCATCATCTGCATATATAGTCTTAATCGAATAAATACCTGCTGCTTCTAAATCAGTATCAATAGTTAAGTACGAAGTTTTAGCATATTTATCTGCTTCTACTCTATCAATTTTAGCTATTAAGAAGTCCTGAGAATAGTCAAGATCTAAGGACGGACTTGAATAAGTTGATACAGTATTCGTACTGAAAACTCTATCAATATAAAGCACTGTATCACTTTCTACATAGCTAACTAGAGCTGCTTTTGTGCTTGTAAACCTGATTACATTTTGCTTCTCTTCACTAAATACTTCAGTAAATTGAGTATTATTCCCAGTAACTTTTGAAGAATTTGCAGTAATAGTTACTGTACCTGTCCTCGTGGTAAAAGTATTAGCATCTTGTATATCATACCAGTAAGGTACTTTTAGTGTAGTATTATCTAAGTAATTTATAAGTTTTATTGCATCTCCACTGCTCATTTTACTATAGTCTACAAATACATATGCAGAGCTACCTATAGCTATATCGCTGGAGGCCTGAGAAACCTCTGTAAGTATAGTTTTAGCTTGAGATTCGATAGAGCTAGGAGCTAGTGTAGGCTGTTTTATGAAACTAATTAAGCCTGTTTCTGTATTTAATGACATATGGGTATCTGACAATGCACCTACTCTTAGACCCTTGAATCTAGTCGCAGTGCCTAGCTTATTCTCAGATAAGTTAAAAGCAGCAGTTACTTGCTCAGATCTACGTCCATTTGTGGAAATTACAGTAATCCCTACAAATAATGAGCTGTCTATGCTGTTAAGATTTAAAGAGTGAGAAGTTTTATCTGGACCTATTTCCTCTATATATCTTTCATCCTGGTCAAGATACTCAATTTCATAACCTCTTAAATGTTCATATGTTACAGAGTTAGTAGTAGGGTATATAGATAGTGGGGCGTTCCAGTATACAACTACGTTTTCCCCTGCTTCAGTTAACTTCGGTACTACTGAAACTCGTAAATCCTGAACATTAGGCACATCATCATAAGTGCTTTCGTCTGGAAATATAGGATCGTCTTGCTCTAAAGTAAAATCTGTTTCTATAGTCTGGAACTTTTCGTCAAAGTACTCTACTGCTGCTATTGAATACTTGCTCTTTTCGTCTTGCGAAATGCTCATGATTTTATACTGTTTATATGAGGTTGCGACTTCTCTGCCCCCTTGCAAGTGCTTAATAGCCCAAATAGTATTTACAGCAGGATTAGTATCAAAAGGGTCGCAAACAAGCACAGTTTTACCGTTAGAGTCTACTGAGCTTGAAACAACATCTCTAGTTACTACGTAAGAAGTATTCGAAAGAAGAATATCTACATAGGTTCCTGTGGTACTATCTACAACATTTTCTGCGGCTTCTTTTGTCGTTATAGAAGGGATTACGTCTCCCTTAGAGTATACAACCCCGTTCACAGTGGCGCTTGCTTGATTTAATATACCAAAAGTACCAGTATAAAGCACTGCTATTTGATAAGAGTTATTGGCGTTTACTGTAATTGGGATTTGACGATCTAAAGTAACCCGAGTAGCACTTGCTACTCCTAGTATTCTCCCACTAAATGCGATTGAGTGCTCATGGGCATCTTGAACGTTAATTACATCACCGGGAGCCAAAAACGCTGCATTTATAGAAGTAGAGAAACTTATAATTTCTGTTTGGTTTATAGCAGTCCATAATTTCCAGCGACCGTACCGAAGGGCCTGGCCGTATGAAGTAGCTCCAAAAGCAGTAGCGTCCTCTTGCAGTATGCGTCCAGTATCTATAATATTATCACGATCTTCTACGATTAAAGGCTCCATCTTGTAGTTATTTGCAGGGTTTACCCAACTAACAACGATTTGATTTGCTCGCGTCTTGCTGCCTGTAGACTCGTAGCTAAATTCTCCTCCAATTACGTTTCCTTTTGTAAAGGTATACACAGGTTCGCGAGGCGCATCCATAACTGGCATTAACTTACCGTCAGCCCAGTACAAAATACTACGGAAAGAAGTAGCTATGTCTTTTAGAACTTTATAGCAATCGGTTGCTTTTGTAAAGTAGAAATTGCCACGCATGCGAGGCTCTAAGCCCCCTTTGCCGTCTGGAACTAGTTCATCGCAGTACTTAGCTATTTTAAACAAAGAGTAAATATCAATATCTACAAAGGAGTCCCCTTCTTTCTGCATCCAGTCTCCGATACCGTACCGATTATTAGTAACAATGTCATAGAAAATCCAAGCAGGATTATCTGTATAAACTTTCTCTTCTCTAAATGCTCCGCTCCAAAATTGAATAATACCGGAGTCTCCTCCATTGCTAGGATCTCTAGTGTATTTAGCATTTAGACCATCATTCTCTTCTCTTGTAATATAGATATCAGGAACTTGCACTTTCATACCAAAACACTCATAACCACGAGTAGGCATGCTAGAAAAGTTCTTAGAGCTAAAAGTGACAGTGGCTAAAGCTGTATAAGGATAGTTAAATTTTTCCGTAAGTAGCCCTGTAACATTTGATATTTTAGCTGTATGAATACTTGTACTATTCGGGTGGTCTTTCCAATTAGGAGTGGAGTACATAGTCTCTGAATTATTGCTTTCTCCAGATCCAGTTACACGAGTCACTCGAATACGAAAATCTACAAAAGGTTTATAAGGCTCTAAGTCTACTACTTCTGTAACCAGGTACGCGTCTTTAGTCTTTGCCAAGTGCAAAGTTAGTTTCTCGCCTATAGTAATAGGAACAGCCTTGTAGGACTGAGCCGGAGGCTCAGAAGCTGTATAGGTATAAGTTCCCGGCAGCTTGACAAAAGTATTCAACTCGTTTACGTCTGTAGTCCTTTGTACTGCTAGTTCTATTCTATAGGCTACAAATTCTGGGTACTCATTTCCTTGATCTTTATTAACCCTATATAGACCGTTAGGGTACTGAAAAGTTATAACTGCTTTATCTATTGCAGCTATTTGAGAGGCAGTTACTGAGCCTCCTAACCCTTGTATAGTTTGTGGGGCATCATCAGTTAGATTACTACCTATATCTGGACCGCTCAACTCAAAACTACTAGTCCCAGAGCCGAAAAAGGAAGAATGAGGGGCTTGGTCTAGGATACCTGGGGAAAATTGGAATGACGAATTTATATACTTCTTATCTCCTCCAGTAGAATTAGCGGATCCTTTGCCTTTTATTACAGGTTTTCTACCTGGTACAGAAATATCACGGTTACTTACAGCGTACTGCAAAGGCGATGCAAGAGTAATCGTGTCTGTAGTAGTACCTATTATTTTATAGAACTGAGAAACCGTGACAATTACTGGCATTGTTAACTCGTCCAAAGTAGATTTTGTACTAATAAACTCGAAACTAGTTGAAGTAATATTTAGTAGAGGAGTTCCACTACCGTCTGGTAATACTGCTGAGCCAATTAAATCCGTTACTCCGGAGGCAGGGACACTGCCGCCTGTTAAGCTAGAGCCTAGACTCGTAGTAAAAGTGCCTCCACTTGTAATTGTAAATTTATAAGTATAGCTCATTCTGATAGTATCTGATCCCGGGAAGGAGATATCTGTTGCTTTTACAAGAGTAATATTACCTTTTACAGTTAAGATATTTCTTATAACTATAAAGTCAGCATCTAGTTTATTTGCATTTACGATGTTACCAGGATTAGACACAGTTAGTACTTTAGATCCTACCGATCCTGTCACTTTTAATTGTCCGCCTGCTGAAGATATAGGAGATTCGGCTTGAGTCATGAGAGTATCGTCATTTAAATAAATAGACGTGCCTCCTGCAACTAGCCCTTCTATTGGCCCTTCAGAGATAATATCCCGAACGAGCATAGTTTGCTCATTCCCAGCAATTCGGTAGTTGCCAAGTAAATTATTACTAGCAGAAGCTCTGCGTCTGTCTGATGCTTTTAGTGCCATTTTTTTATTCCTGTGGTTAAGCTAATGAGCCTTTGCCGCCGGGGCCTTTTCTTGTCCCGCCGCTACTTGTAGTTACTGTTACGGGTGCCGTCTGCCCTGTATCTGTTATGTACGTAGCTGCAGAATCGTCGACTATTTCCGCAGCAGGATCAAATGCTATCGAAGATACTACTGCGGAAGAACCTATGCCTTTACTGCCGCTTACTACTTCAAAAGCTATTGGCTGTCCGGGTACTCGTAATCTTCCATAAAGTACTGGGACAGGGTCTCCTTCTATAATATTCTGCTCTGATCCATTAAATAAGTAGGAGCTATTTTGATCTGAGTCTGTAGAAGGGTCAGGAGCCATAGATTGCTGCAACCCCGTTATGGCTAAGCTGGTTGCTATGTTCACAGCGAATAGGCTGGCTATTTTAGCCCCTGTACCCAGTTGACCTGCCATTGCTGCTCCTAAAGACCCTTGAACAGTCACTGCCTGCCCTGCTAAAACACCTTGGTATGTAGCGAGTGTAGGTAAGTACATAGCAAGCCCTATCAAAGCTACTGCTGCCAATATTTTTGCACCACCACTTTTTGAACCTGCAGGCACTGGCGTAATAATAAAGTCGCCTTTAGAAACTGGCATGAGTAATTCTTCCACACTCAAAGATGTGCCCGCTACTTCTACTATAAATCCAGCTCCCTCTTCGTGAGCTTTTATAAGATACTTACGAAAAGGGTCTCCAAAGTTTGCGTCTAAGCATCGCATTGCGTCGGCAGGGGTATTTGCGAACACTGTATGTCCACTCCCAAATTTAGAGCCTAAAACTCCTTCTAAATAAACTTTACGCTTCATGTCTATATGCACCTGTTAAATATTCTATCCACATAGGGTAGAGACTTTCTCTGCACGATAGTCTATTGACTGCGTGATGATAAAAAACTTCATTACCTAGATAAACTCCGCAATGGTTAGGAACCTCGCTAAATACATTAAAAACTAGCATATCATTAGGCTGTAATTCTGAAAGGTTTATCTCTTTAAACCCCCATAACTTTACAACTTCGGGAGTAAAATAATTTAAATCTTTTTTCCACCAGTCGTCTTCAAAAGCTGCTCTTGGGCTTATATGAATATCTTGAGTCGCTAAATAGTCCCGCATCGCTTCAAAGCAGTCTGCTTCTCCAAATTTATACTCTCTACCATATAAGTCTTTTACAGACTGGACAGGCTCAAGTACAGTTAAGTCCATGCTAGGATAAGAGAAGATATAATATTTAATCCCCAAAGAATTGCAAGCAGCTATATCTGCTTCGCTAGGCTCCGATGACTTATCTGGGTGGCTATGCACAATACCTACAATATCGCTAGTCTGTACAAGTTTTAAGTACTCAGTGGAGTCAATAATAAAATTTTCCTGATCTTCGGCCACATTTGTGCAAGGAAACCATTTTAGCTTACCTTTTACAACTCCTAAAACCCCGCAGCCTTCCCTCGGGTATTCATTCTTAAAGTGCTCTTGTATATCTCTTAAATACTGTATCATCTAAACTTCCGCGAGCCGGGGAACCCTCCAAACGGCAATGTTATATCTCTATTCTTGAAGTAGTGTGGTCGAGTATTAATACCAGCTCCAGATGTAGAATGTAGGGTAGCCTGATATCGCGCCTTACAAGAGGAAACGAGTTTTCCGCACTGATCTGCCTCTCTCCAGAATAATTTATTTGTTCCCGGAGCTACACTTACATTATTTTGTATACATCTATATACTTTATCATTATAGTATACGTAGTCATTATCTTCTGGTATGTCTGCACTGAGGTAGGTGGTACTACTGTTCCAAGTACTATATTTTCGTACTTTCTGCCAGAATAGCGCATTATCTTCTCCAGGAGTATTTCCTGAGTTACCATAATCTTTACTCTGCCAGTAATACCCAGAGCTAAAAACTATCTCACCCATTTCATAACTAGAAGATGCTGAGTATGGTCCTTTATAATAAGAATTCACAGCGCTTAATTGCGTCTCATGTATTAAAGGTTCGTCGTCTTTTGTAAAGAACAAAAAGTATTTATTGCCATTTGCATCTTTTAAGAAATTTGTCTTCCAGTAGCAAGCACTTTTAGAGTCATTACTGCCTAATACGTGCTGCTTATAGACCCAAGGACAGTATTTTCCTACTACTATTCTACTTGGAATTTTTACATTTTGCAGGTCGAACGGAGAGCTCAGCTCTAGCTCTATCATTAGCTGGTTTTTAGCAGAGATTCTATCAATGACAAATACTTTCTTAGGGAACTCCTGTGGGGTAGCTCCAACTCCTAAATATTTATTTAAGGTTGTTCTAACAGTAACTCTACCGCCTATTAAGTCATCAAAATCAAAGTCTGGCCCTAAAGAGTCGGAAGTAGTTAAAGATATAATATTTGCCATTGCAAGTTTTGGACGATTCTGCGCACCGTCCGAGGATACTTCTACTCCAGTTACTTGGATTGGAAAAGGTACATAAGTATTTCCGTCAAATATTATATCCTCTCCAACACCTGCTTCGGGGGAGAAGTAGTATGTAACTCCTTGGATACTTACTTCAACAAGCTCTATAAGTCCACTATCTACGGAAGAATTATTTGCATCTGTTGCAATAACGTCACTCATTATTCATAAACCCTTTTTAAACTTGCAGTTAAACTATAGTAGTTATCGTATTGGTAATTAACAGAAAAATTCTCGCAAACAACTTTAATTGTTTCTTCACCTTCTACTCCATTTTGTAAAGGAACATTAAAATTAAAAGCTGTAACATTCTTTGTACTATTTAAAAATCCTGCAATATCGTTAATCTCTTCTTTTGTACGATTTGCAAAATTTACATTCAATTTTTCAGTCTGCGTATTAATGCCGTCTAACAGCCTTTGTTCATACCCGTCTCCAAAAGATTGGGTAATAACTCTATGCTGTGTTTGGCGGGACAGCCCTTTATCTGGAGCTGCCCATAGATTGCCATAAGCTGCTGTTGTACTAAATCCTAGTGCCATACTATGCTACTCCATAAGGATTCAAAATACCACCAGAGCGTTTTTGATTTTGTAGCTCTTGTTGTACTGCTTGAGCGATAACTTTTCCTAAGTCCGCTGCTTTCGGGCCTGAAGACTCTTCAGTACGAGTGGAACCTTCTACACTAACGTTTACAGTTACATTATTATTCTGGTTTGAGCCTCTCATTTCAACAGGTATTGATTTTCCATTCGGCAAAGGAACAACTGCTTCAGTTCCGTGCATCATTACAGGGTAGCCTGATTGAGGGCCAGAAGCAACCCCGCCTACAGCGTAGCCTGGCAAGTCTTTTCCGTCTTGTACAACCCCGCCGTAGCGTTTTGCAGGAACACCTATAAAGGATCCGAAACCTGTGCCTTGTAAAGCGGCCTTCAAAATAGCCATAGCAGTTAGCTTAGCCATCATTTGAGCAATGTCTTTTAATATTGCAAGGGCCATGTCTTTGAACGCAGTTTTAAGGTTTTTTGTTCCGTCAATTAGAGCGTTAAATGCGCTTGCTAAGTTACTTCCTAAACTATCCCCAATCATTCTGCCTAACCGATAAGTAACACTTAGGTTATCTTCTAGAATATCTTTCTCTTTTTCCATTAAAGAAATTGTACGCTCCATAGCTAAAACTTCTAGGCCGTGGGCTTCTTGTTCTGCTACGGTTTTTCCGGTTATGTCAACCATTTCGAGTTGAGTTAGCTCCGCTCTTTTCCTACGAATTTCTAGGGATTTTTCTTGTAGAGCGATTGAGCGGTTGTCTTCTTCTTGGAACATTCTCATATTCGCTGAAGAACTAATTTTACGCATATCTAGTGCGAACTTATCTGCACTAATAGATTTGAATCTTGCTTCAAGGGCCAATAGATCTTTCGTAAGTCTATCTACGCTGACACCTAGCTCATTATCTAAAATTCCTGCTAAACCTGCTTCTTCTCCGAGAGTCCTTGCTGCTTTATCGCCTGCTTCAGCGGCGGCGGTTAGATTCTGTAGGAATATACGAGTTTGTAAAGGATCTCCATCTTTCAACAGAGTTTTAATATTACTAGTTTTATCTTTAATTTCGGTCAAGCTAGCCGTGTACACACCCGCTGCGGTTTGTAGTTTTTCAACAGCTGCTACATCTCCAGCTTTTACAGCAGAAGCAAATACTGCTCCAAATGCTCCAATATCTATAGACTTGAGCATATCATCGAAAGCTTTCTTCGCTTCAGGGCTCTTTGCAGCCTCTTTCATAGCACCCGCAATCGGTAAAGAAGCAATAGAGTTAGCAACAGCAGCAGTTCTTGAAGAGCCAGTTTTCTTACGAGCACCTTCTGCAAGGTTCGCCATCTCTTTACCTAAGTCTGCGTAGCTTTCAATCAAATCATCTACACGTTGTTTTTCCTCTGCGGCCTGTTTCTCTCTGCGAACACCGGTCTGTAAGGCTGTCTCTCCGTTTTCGCCTGTGTACCCCATACCTTCTAGCGCAGCGTTACCTAGGCTAGTTAGCCCTTCTTTTGCCTTACCTGCTAGGTCAGATTTTACATCGACTTTGATACCGGGTATTTTATTCACCCCTGCAATGATCGTATTGATTAGTTTGTCCATAATACTGGCAAACTTAACAACAAAGTTAATAAAGCCTTGAATGGCTGTTGCAGGCGCATTAGCTACTTTCTCGAAACCTTCTAATATGTAACCAATAATAGACAAAACAACAGTAGCTTTACCTAACATTTTAAACCCTTTGGCCGCTTTTTCAGCAGCCCAGCCTACATATTTTGTAGCGGAAGCGGCGAGTTTTGCTATGCTTCGTACTTTCTTTAAAGCGCCTACGGCTACTTTACCCATACTGCGCTTAATTTTTTGGCCAGTAGTAAGACTTGTCTTGCCTATTGCTTTTAATTCTTCTTCAAATTTTTCGACACTCTCAAGAGTAGCACCTTTAAATGCTTTTGACGCAGTTTCTCCAGTTTCTTTTAACTCTTTCTTAACTTTTTCCAGATTCTTAAGTAGTGCGCCTTTCATAGCAGGACTTAGGTCTTCGCCGGCTGCGACACGTGCGAGAGCTTTACTCGAAGCTCCTTTATCCATCATTGCTTTAGCAGCTGACCCCGCTTTGCCTTTTTGTAATTCCGCTGCGCTTTTCAGGCTTTGCTCTACTTCTTCCATTTTGTCTACAACTGCAGAAGCACCTGACAGGGCCGAATCAGTCCAAGAAGTAAACGTAGATTTTAGAGAGGTACCTGCACTGGCTGCAGAACTGCCAATGCCAGTAAACATACTTTTTACGCCTTCTTTTAGGCCGGTGATATTTAAAAGTACCATACCTACTAAGCCTGCGAATACTACTACTGCCGCTTGAGCGTTTTTATTGATAAAGTCTGCGATACCAATAAAGCCAGGCAGTAAGGCTTCTGTAACAGTTCGAGCTACGTTTTGCATTGTTACTGCAAGTTGTTGGAAAGGGTTTACAGCTTGTTTTACTTGTCCAAAGTTATCATTTAACTGTCGCATTGTCTCAACGTAAACTGCTTGGCTACGTTGTGCTGCTGTCAAGCTATCTTGGCTTTGACCAATAGCAGCAGCATAGTCTTTGGTTGCTTTCTCTAAGCGAAGGGTTACACCCAATTCATCAAGTAGTTCAGGCTCTGCTTTTGACACGCCTCGTACAATACGATCGAATGTGTCTTGATAGTTACGGCCTAATGCAGCCGCTGCTTTACCTGCCGCCGTGGCCATGTCGGCCATTTGAGACCCCGTAAAGCCTTTTGCAGCACCAATAGCCGCTGCTTGAGCCGCTTCTTGGAACCCTAGCATTTGCCCGGAGGCTGCTTGTATATTTTTGGTGAGAGACTGCATTGCCACGCCAGTGCTGTTTGCATAGCTAATCTGTGCGGCTTTTAGATTTTGAACATCGGCAGCGTTTTTAAGGAAGTTGAATGCAGCACTTAACGCAAACACTTGAGCAGCTACAGCAGCATACGCAGGTACAAGACCTCCTGTGAGACCTTGTGCCATCTTAGAAAAGTTTTTAGTGCCATTAGAAGAGGCTTGAGCAGCACCTTTTAGTCGGCGATCAGCAGTCTGAGCGTGCTCACCAACTTGTTCTAAGCTCCTCCCGAGGTTTTTTGCATCAACGGCAACTTTCTGCATTTTGCCGTTGATTTCAATATCTATGTATACCTTATTCTTAGCCATTAGCCTTTCACATTATGGGTGAAGTTCTTACCTCCACCGCTTGCGGCTTTTGCTTTACGCTCTTCCGCTTTTCGCCGTTTATCAGCTTCTTCTGCTCTAAAGCTCATTAACAACCTTTCGTACATTTTTGCAAAATAGTACACTACTTTAGGGGTTTCTACCTCGTACAGCTCCATTAC